TCGCGGTGTTCGTACCAATGGCCGATGAGGAGCTTCATGGCCTGCGAGAACGGCGAGGGGATCTTATCGGCCGTGGCCCCATAGCCGGCAACGAACGTGATTTGAACCGAGTCGATCGTCGGCCGGGAGATTGGCCAGACATGCGAGTATTGGGGCTGAATCCGCCCCGGGGTATCGAGGCTCACGTTGTAGGCCGAGGGGTCGACGGTTTGCAGAGTGCCGGCGAAGTCGAGGTAACGAACCGCGGTGATCGACTGTAGGGGGGGCAACGGGATATCAATGACGCCCGTCGAATTCGGGATGAGGCCGGGATAGAAGCCGAGGCCCGAGGGGAGGCCGCCGAGGCTTGGCCAGATTTCGCGCACGGCTCGATTGTAGTACCCGCCGGCCGAGGGGAAGGAGTCGAGGTAGAGGGCCCGGGTCTGCGTGATGAGGGCCCGCCTGGTCAGTTGCTCGACAGCAAGCCGGGCCGTGGGGATCAGGCCCGCGATATAGGCGTCGTCGAGCGTGATGTCGGTTGGCTCAAGCCGGAGTTGCTTCTTTGCCTGATACAACATCAACGGTTCGATGGAGAACGCGAGTGAAACCGTGCCCGAGGAGGTCGCGTTCTCGGTCAACGTGAGGGCCGTTGTGCTGTTGATGGTCGACACGAAGGAGTCGAGGGCAACACCCGTGCCCGATACTCCCACCGCCCCGAGGAGGAGCGCGGTATTGGTGAGGCCACTCACAACCGGGGAACCGCTCGTGAGCGTGCCGGTTTGAGTGGCCGTCGGAAAAACAAATTCAGGATAGAGCCGCATCGGTTAGCGCCGGGCCGCTTTCTCGGGGGCCCGGGGGGCCGCCGCGGTGTTCGGAACGGTAACGTGGGGATCGTTGCCCGGGACCGAGGTGACATGCTCGGCATGGCCCTCGGCAACGATTGCCGAGGCCCGCTTATCGTCCTCCAGGGTGACCACCTCGCCCGGGTTGTAAAACCGGTTGCCGAGGAGGATGCCCTTCGGGGAGATGATCTTGATTCGCCGCATAGTCGAGACTCCAGGGTAAAGGGGAGGGGCCGACGCAAGCCGGCCCCCGGGGAACGTGACGGCCTAGGCCGCCGCGGGCTGAATCAAGAGGTTTGGTTGGAAATCATATCGACGATAACGGCGAACGCCTCATTGTGGCGAACCTGGATGTCCATATCCTGAAGCGCGACAATCCGCACGGTGCCGGAGCTCGAACCGGTGTAGGGGTCAACCAGCACGTCAACGCCCGTCCAATAGGCGAGGATGAGCTGATTCCAGATCGCCCCGATGATCGGCGAGAGCGCCGTTCCGCCGCCCTTGGTGAGGTTGTTCGGGAGCTGGTTGGTCTGAAGGTAGCGCTTGCCGTAAACCTTATCGCCTTCGAGAAGGAAGATAGGGAAGGTCGATCCGATCTTGGCCGTGGTCGCCAGGGTGCCAGTGACATCGGCGTTGCCGAGGTAAGAGAATTCGCCGAGGTCGGCCGCGTTGCCCCGGGAAACGATCGTGTAGAGCTCGACGAGCGCCGCCCACGTCGGGGCCCCGCCGTTGGCCCCGAGGGCAACCGTGTTCGATCCGGTGATGCCGGTATTCTGAAGGATGCCGAGGGGCTGATTGCTCGCGCCCGAGCCGTTGAGGGCCGCCAGGTCGACACCCCGGCCGATGATGGCCGAGAGGTCATCTTTGACGAATTGCTCGCCCGAGTCGAGGATGGTGAGCTCGAAGAACCGCCGGGAAATGTCAGTGTAGGCCCCGCCGGTGTGTGGCGTGAACAAAACCTGATCGAGGGTCTGATTCGAGCCGGTGACTGCGCCCGATTCGGCCACCCAATAGAACGTACCCTTGCCGCTCTGACGGGGGATCGCGAATTTGCCTTGCAAGTCGGTGATTTCGCGAGCGCCCGCCGCCATGACTTGCATCTTGGTTCGGAGGAATTCAATCCAATCCTTGTCCAGGATGGTGGGAACCGAACCGGTGCCGGTCGAGGAGTCGAGGGCCCGCCGCTCGGGCCCGAAAGCTTCCATCCGCCGATCGTGGAGCCGGGCGCCCTCGCTTCGCGAATGGTAAGGCATCATGAAGCCGAGGGGATTCTTGCCGGAGCGCTTGACGAGCTCGTCGTGAACCTCGCCCTCCAGGCCATCGGGCTTGCCCTGGCCGAGGTAGAGCGATCGGGCCGCGCGGAGCATGCTGTAACGGTGCCGGCCCGCGTTGGCCGGGTCTTCATGGGGGAGAGGCGCGGAAACGCGCTCGGTCGGTTCCAGGCCGTTCTTCTCGATGCCCGCGAGCCGCTCCATTGTGCTGATGCGCTTCGCCAATACGTCCATGTCGGCGTATCTGAGGTTTACCTCCTCCTCCTCGGTCTTGGTGAGGGCCCGCTTCTCGGCCTCGGCCCGCTCGACGGTTTCCTTGTTGGCCTCATAGAGCTTCTGCCGTTCCTGGCGGAGCTCAAACACTTTCACTGCCATGTGCTTTCCTCTTTCGTTGGGATTGGGGATCAGAAAGCGCCCGCGAGCTTGAGCCGTGCCTTGTGGAGCGCCAGGGGATCGGCCGCCAGGGGCCGGGATGCTTCGAGCGATCGGCACGCAACCGATGTATCGGGATAGGCGGGATAGGTGACGGGCCCCGCGTCGTAAAGCTTGACTTTGCGAAGGGTGCGCACTGGCGGGGAGGCGTCAAAATCCCACGCATAGGAGTCGACCGAGAAGGAGAATGAGCAACCGCTCATATCTCCTCGGGATATCATCTCGGCCGTATCTCGGCCGTGGGTTGTGTTGGGCAAATCGCACTCGAAGTAAAGGCCCTTATCGTCCTCCCTGAGGCGCAGGGTGCCGTTGATGTTCCGGCCGAGGAGGCAATCGGGCTCATGATTGCGAAGGCATCGGATGTCGTCGCGCGCCACCGCATCGGTGAAGGCCCCGAGCTCGATTTGCTCTTGAAAGCCGCCGAGGTCTTGGGAGAGGGAGCCGAAGAGCGCGGCATAACCGCAAAGCATGCCGGGAGACTTCTCATCCTTGCCCGCGCGGAGCTCAACCTTGCTGAGGATGCCGCGGCGCTCGATGGTTGCCTTGTCACTCATCTTTCACACCCTTTTTCTTGGATGGAGGCTTGGCCGGGGCCGGGGCAAAAGGAACCTCGCCCGCTTTTTCGAGGGGGATATATTGCGCCTGGACGAGATACTTATCGCCACCCTTCGCGGGGCCGATCGGGTTGCGCCCCTCATGCCGGAGGATGTCGTCGGCCGACATGCACCCCATGCCGTGCATGCCCTGAAGCCATGCGATTCGGGCCGCCATGTCGCCGCGGAGGAGCTGGGAAAAGTCGTGGAGGATGACGTATCGCTTGCGCTCTTCCCGGGTGAGGAGCTTGAGGTTGTATTGGGCTTCAAGCATCACGACATAACCGCAAAGCGTCGTGCAAATGTAATCTATGTTCGATTGTTCGATGTTGGTAAGGTGAGCCTGGGAATAGTCGCCGATCTTGTGCGGGGGAATCGACCACATGCGAGCCACTTCGATAACGCCAAACTGCCGGGTCGCGATGAATTGCGCGAGCTCGGGGGCAATGGCGGTTTGCTGGTATTCGAGGCCCTCCTCCAGAATCATCAACTGATGCGCGGATTGACTGCCCTGGTGAAGCTGCCCGAGGGAGTTGCGGAGATTCGCAACGGCTTGAGGCCCGAGCTTGCGAAGGGTCTTGAGGATGCCCCCGGGGGTCGCCCCATTGCCGAAGAAGGCCGCCCCGAATTGCTCGGCCGCCATGTTGAGGCCGAGGGATTGCTTGGCGACGATGCAGGGGTTGTAACCCTGGAGGCCGTTGAAGCCGAGGCCCGAGAACTTCAACACGTCCTCGGGGAGCTTTCGCTTCCGCGGGTCGCCATCGAGCTCGTAAAAGAGCTTGCCGCTTTCCTCATTCCGCTTGGGGCTTGTCCTGGCCGGATGGAGGAGGTGAAGAGACTCCACCCGGCCCCGCTTGTCTCGAATCACCTCCTGATAGCCGGTGCCCCACCCGAGAACATGGCCCATCGAGTCGCGCCGGAGGGAAAAAGCGTCGAGCTCGTCATTGGGCTCAACCGCGAGCCGCTCCTCCAGGTAAAAGCCCTCGGCCACCTCTCGGCCGCCGTCGGGCCGCTTCTCGTAAACGTGGAGGGGGAGGCATGCCGTATCGGTCGCGATGCGGTTGATAGCCGCGAACACCGCCGTAAGGCCGATGGCCGTTTGCGGGGTAATGTAGGTGCCGGAGAGATTCGGAGCGCCGGAGACATAGCCGGAGCCGATGGACGTTTGCCCTCGGCGCTCGAATCGCCTACTAAGCCACTGGCGAAGTCCCATGAGGGGCTTACGCGCCCCCGATGGCCAGGCCGAGGCTTCCGCCCGAGGTCGGGGTAAAGGTCAGCGTCTTGTGGGTGCCGTCGACGGTGAGGCCGGCAACCGAGGCGAGGGTGATCGTGGAGCCGGCGGGGATTGTGAGGCCCGGCCCCGTGCCAGATAGCAGGGTCCGGAGGGGGTTGGAGCCGCCGGGGGTCATAACAAGGTCAACCGCCCCGGTGTTCATCAGAACGATCTGATTCCAGGTCGCGAAAGCCGTATCCCCCGCGATGACAACGCCCGTGGTCGCCGCGATGGCGGTGAAGTCGAGGGTGATCGGCGTTGTGCCCGTGAGGGTGAGATACACACCCGCGTTCTTGGCATAGCTTGCGGTCGCCAGGTTGATACTCGGCGCGTCGATTCGCACGCTGCCGGTGTTGCCAGGGTTGCCCGCCGCCGCCTGAGCGACGACGTTTGCCGCCTCATCGCTCATAGCCTCCACCGCCGGGGCCGCGACAACCGCCGCGCCGACGAGTGCCGCCTTGTTGGTCACTACGAAACCGCTCTTTGTCGTCGCCATTAACGGGGCCTCAATGGTGCATGGGTCGGGGTAACGGGCCTTGGAATTGCCCCGGGCCCGGTGGAGTCGAGCCGTCCCGGGGCTGCGCTGGTTTGCGAGGGGCCCCGGAGAATGCCCCTGTCTCGGGCCCACTCGGCGCCTGGGCTTGCGGACCACACCGCCGGGTGATGGTGCCCAACGGGTGCTTTCTCGATGGGCCCGATCATATCATCAGAATCCCGCGCGATTCGTAGACAGAATCGCCCGAGGTTGGATCGCTGGCCATGCCGGCAATCGCGTTGACGAGCGCCGCCATGCCGTCGATTTTGTTCCGCGACTTGGCCTTGTCCAGTTTGATGTTTCCGGCCGGGTCTTTCGTGACAACCGCGTTGCTGGCCATCCACCGCAGAACCGGGTTGCCTGCGTGCCGGAGCTGGCCGGAGACAATGAGCCGTTCGAGCTCCTTCGTCGGGCCCGAGAGGCTTGCGAACCCTTGCCGGAGGAATTCCACCTCCAGGCCATCGTTTTCTTTGAGGGAAACCGCGAGCTGCGTTGCATTCCAGGGGTCGAGGAGGAGCTTGCGAAGGTCGAATCGGCCCGCCAGGTCGAGGGCATGCGCCCGGATCGCTTCATAGTCGATCACATCGCCCTGGGTGAGCTCGATGAATCCTTGCTCAATCCATGCTCGGTAGGGAACCCGGTCGCGCCTTTCGAGCTCCTCCACCCGGCCCGAGGGCAACCAGAACCGCGCGCGAACGTCGAGGCCCGTCGAGGAGTCGCCGAGAAGCCACACAACGGCCGCCAGGTCGGTCGTCGAGGCGAGGTCGGCCCCGGCCCAACAAGGCGCGTAGCCGTCGCCCTGGAGGTGCGGGGAGCCGCAAGCGTTCCATTGCTCGGGGGTGACGAAACCCGCCTCTGTTTGCGTGATGATGTTGAGCCGGAGGCGCTTGAACAGGGCAAGCTTCGTCGGGACAAGCTTGGCCTCGGCGAGGTCGCGAGCGAAAGCATCCTCTCGGATCGTATGGCCGAGGGAGGGGTTGGCCTTCAACCAAGTCTCACGGGAATCGATGTCGTCGGTCGCCTCGGCCCGGTAAACCACCCCGAGGTGTGTGGTATCGGGAATCTCTCCGCGGTTGACTGCCTCGGAATAGCTCCTTTGTTCGTACCAAATGCCCTGTTCATTGTTGCCGGCCGTGGTAATCGAGAGCTTGAGAGGCTCGTCGCGCCCGGCCCCGGCATACTCGAAGACATCCCATAAGGCCCTGTCTTCATGCCGGTGGAGCTCGTCGAAGATAACGGCGCTTGCGTTGGCCCCGTCCTTCGAGGGGGCCTCATGGGAATTGGCCTGGCAATAGCCGTTGCCCGAGGGGTAAACGATGCGATTCCGAGAGGGAATCGGATTGAGCCGCTTCGTGAGCTCGGGGGAGGCCGCAATCATGGCGATGGATTCGTCAAAGATGATCTTGGCTTGATCGCGATCGCATGCATTGATGAAAATTTTGGGCCCCGCATCGTCGGCGAGGAGGAGATAGAGCACGATGGCCGAGAGCATGGTTGACTTGCCGTTTTTCTTGGCCACCTCCAGATAAGCCCTCTCGAAACGTCGTCGGCCGTCCTCCCGCCTCCATCCGAACAGGCGCCGGAGGAAATCCGTCTGCCATTCGAGGAGAACGAGAGGCTTGTTGGCCCATCGGCCTTGCGATTGCCGGCAAAAGCGCTCGATGAAGGCCCCGGGCCGGGCCGCCTCCTTCGGATCGAAGTAGCAACCCTGCTCAATCGCGAGCTCGTCGGAGGGGTTGCGGATGGTCGAGGGGGCCCGTTTACCCACGCTTCAGGAAAACCTCCAGGTCATCGGCCGGGGGGATGCCACCATGCGACACCCGTGAACGGCTCGAAGGGGTGCAACCGAATTCCGAAAGCAACCGCCGGAGGGCTTCAATCGAGTCGCGAGCAACGATAACCGCCGGGTTTTGCGCGATATGGCCTCGGGGAGTCGTCACGAATACCCCGCGCTCTGCGATGGCCGCCTCGGCCTTAACCCATCGGGAGTAAGTGGCCGCATAAAGAGCGATGGCCCCGCCGTCCGTCCGCGACAACACCCCGAGGGCCCTGAGGTCGCCGACGAACCGCACAAACTCAATCCGCGCGGTGTCGTCGAGGTGCGCGGGAGGCGTCGGGTCGCCTGCAACCGCCGGGGGAGCGAGCGCGTTGATGCGATCGGATCGCATCCCATCGAGAATCTTGAGCTCTTTCGGCTTGGGTTTGGGGCCGCGCTTCGCCATCTTACATGCAACCGTAATAATGATTTAGGAAAACTGGGCAATTCACACGTGTGG